GCTTGGGTAGAAGAACCGCGCGTTCGTATCTGGTTAAATGCGCGAGGCCAACGGCCTTTCGAATTCAATCTATACGCGCATAGCTACGACGTAAAACACGACGTGTATCAAAAACTTGAGGACGAACTAGTAGGAGTAACAAAATGATAGAGAATTTATTGATATTAACAGGTTTTATCGTTATTTTTGGGTTGGCTCTTGGATTGAGCCAATTAATTGTGAGTTTATTTTGGAGGTTTGAGGATGAAATTGATACCATGATCACAATTAAAGACGTAGAGGAAAACTTAACATGATGGCAGGTTGGCATATTATTAAAAACAGTAAACCAATACCGAGTCGCAGTTTTGACTGGGACTATTGGCATGAGGATTATGACGGAGAAAATGGGCTATCCGGCACTGCATCTAGTGTAAAAGACGCGCTACAGCAAATCTCAGAAATCGAGGAAGAATTAGAGCAATGTTAATTAGACGAAAATCTGCAATGACAGGTATTATCCGTGAAATTGAAATAAATGTAACGGAAGAGGAATTGCAAGAATGGCAAAATGGCGCATTAATACAAGGTGCTATGCCTAACCTGACACCTGACGACAGGGAGTTTATAAAAACAGGTATTATCGCGGAGGAGTGGGATAGTCTAGCTAGTGATGAGTAAATTATGATAAAAATAAGGTTAATTAAACGTAAATAACGGTAAAATACAATGCTATTAGATGAAATTGAATTAATTGGAAAATCTGCACCTATAGGAGTCCAGATACGGGCTGTATGTCCTTTTTGTAAACAGAGGAAAAACAGCAAAGAGGAAACTCTAACTGTTTTGCGGGAAGAAGGTGTAATAAAATATATGTGTTTTAGTGCCAGCTGCAATAAGAGGGGATATATTGGTGATGTAAGCTCCGTAGGCAAGCGTGGTACGTCAAAAGAGTTTACACCCAAGCATTGGCATGGTGATGTTACTGCGCTAACTGAGAAGGCTATAAACTATCTTCAAGATAGATGCGGATTGTATGGCGAAATATTACGTGTAAACAGAATAAAATCTACTGAGGTAGGTGGTGAACCTTATCTACACATAAACATTATAGACTACAATTTCAAAGTTGTTGCAGACTACTTAAAAAATATAGGCGTGATAACTAAACACACACCAAAAAACTTTTTATATGTAAAAGAAAATCGACCATTGTTGTATTTTCCAAAGGGAGTAGATCGTTATGATCCTCCACCAAATAAATTATTAGTAGTTGAAGACCCCTTATCTTCTATTAAAGTAAAGCAAGTATGCCCAGTTGCGGCCCTACTTGGTACAAATATGAACGAAACAGATTTACTGAGTATAAAAAATAGCGGATTTAAGGAGGTGTTACTATGGTTAGATACAGATGCTACTGACAAAGCATATAAAATTGCAAGCGATTTGCGGCATATTTTACCGATAACAGTGATACCAAATACGTCAAATGTTGATCCAAAAGAGATGCCTATAACCCTTATTCGGCGCAGTATTTTTCCATATTTAGATTCAGGATGGAAGTATTAGTCGGGAAGATGATTCAAATCGCGCCAATTTTAGTCTTATTTGCGACTAATTTTGATACAAATTGTAACTTTTTGCTGGATTTTGGATCTAATATTATACAAGCTTTAGAAAAGTAATTGAGCAACAGCGAGATTACATAGTAATAAATATAACTAATATACGAACCCTTAAAGGTTCGTTATATATATACATACTATATACTATAATTAAATATGCGAGCTTTAAGGCTCGCTATATATTATATATAAATAAGAGATATTATGAATATTAATAAACAAGTAGAAACTAGACTTATTCAATTAGCTAAACAAAAAGATAAAAAAGCATTTGCAGATTTAATTAAAATATATGGACAAAAGATACGAATGCAGATTTCAAATGAAATGAAAAACGCACCATCACATGAAAACCTGGAAGATGTGTATCAAGATACACTTACACGTATTTTTAAACATATAAAGACCTTTAAAGGTGATGCATCATTCTTGACATGGGCTACCAGAATTGCTAAAAACTGTTGTTATCGTTTCTTTGAAAAAGAAAAAAAGTTTGCTAATGAACATGCAGCAGATATGACACCTGCAACAAACGAAAGTTTAGACACTGCAACCAGTGATCATATTTTTAACACACCGGAGCGGATTATGGAAAGTAAGCAAGATTTACAGCAAATAATAAAGAAGATTAGCGAGCTACCCACCATATACCGTGACGCGATCTGGTTATACTCATACAGGGAGATGTCTTACAAAAATATTGCCGCGCTACTAGGTATTTCTGCAAGTACTGTGAAAGTTAGAATTTTAAGAGCGCGTAAAATGCTGCTAGGTGTAGATCCTGCTTTGGAACAACGAGCGTGGCAGGGAATAACAATTAAAAATTTAGCTGTAAAACCTACTTACAAACAAGAAAATGGATTTAATCCGACTTATTACAAAGAAAGTGAGGCTAGAAAAGAATGTCTAACTTAATAGATTCAGCATTTGAAAGGTCTTTTTACACTAATATTAAAGATTTAGAGGTTAGTGTTACATATGAAATATATGAAGGAGCAGTAGGTAAACGTAATGTTAAACCTTGGGATATTTGGCTTAATAACGTAGTAGAAGTTGGCAGTAATACTGAAATACTACCTATGCTTAATGAATCATGCATTGAAGATCTTGTCGAAGAAGCTGAGGAAGATTACGAAAATTTCTTAGATGAGAGTTAATAATGTTAGATCATAAAATATTATCGGCTTGTGCAAGTAGTAGAGATTGGTTTAATAAAACTACCCTTTATCTTGATACCAATACCATGCCAGCAATAGGAAAAGCTGTCTTCAAAGAAATAAGTAACTTTTATTCAATAGACAGTGATGCAGACACTGTGGATGTAGCGTTGATTGGTGAAAGATTAGTAAAATCTTTGCCAAAGCAAAAAGAATCCGTTATCGAGTATATCGCTAATATTGTAACTAACGTTTCAGATGCTAATGTTATTGAGTTGATCATTGATCAACACAAAGAAAAACTATCGCATGACATGGCTATAGCTGCGGGAACTGGTGACTTAGTAAAGTTAGCTAAACTAGTAGAGCAGTATAGTAAAGCCTCGACACTAGTAGAGGATGGCGAAGAAGCGGTTGTTTATACAGCACCCAATATTGGCGAGTTAACAGACACTTTACTGTCTGATAATTTAATTCCAATATACCCAAAAAAGTTAAATGATTTACTAGGAGGTGGAGTGCCTAGACAGTCGCAGGTAGGTGTAGTTGCAAGACCTGACATAGGTAAGAGTACTGTTACTATCAATATAGCAGTACAAGCCTGTATAGAGGGCTATAAGGTAGTGTTCTTTGGTAATGAGGATCCTGACAGCGTTATGATATTACGTGCGTATACAAGGTTCCTGAAAGCAACTAGGGATAAGATCTTAGCTAACCCAAACGGGGCATATGACGCTGCAATGAAGAGAGGACTTGCTAATTTTACTTTCATTAGCTTAAGTCCTGGAACTATGGTTGAAATTGAACAATATGTAAAAGATCTAAAGCCCGATGTCATTATCGTGGATCAGCTAAGAAATATGAGGGTAGGAAGTAAAGATACTGGACTCACAGACGCCTTAAACACACTAGCTAAGGAAGGTAGGACATTAGCTAAGAAGTATAATTTAGTCTCAATCGTTGTAACACAAGCTGGCGATAGTGCTAGTGGTAAATTGATACTTGATTATACTGACGTTGAATACAGTAACACGGGCTTTGCAGCCCAGTTGGATCTGATGATTGGGGTTGGTCAAAACGCAACCATGAAAGAAATAGGTGGTGCTATGTTTGCATTCCCTAAAAACAAACTGACAGCACCGCTCGCACCCTTTGAGGTAGTTATGAAATATGAGACGAACGAGGTATTGACTAGTGAGTAAAATGAAAGAGAAACTGAATAATTTGTTTGAATATAGAGATGGGGAGTTAATACGCAAAGTTAGCGGTCGAGGACGAAGCTCTAAGGTTGGTGATAGTGCTGGAACGCGCAGGCCTGACGGAAGGGTTCAAGTCAAGGTCGACGGTAAGGACTACCTACGCTATCGACTTATCTGGATCATGTTAAACGGGGAAATTCCAGAAGGGCTTGATGTCGATCATATTGATAACGACGCCCCTAAATCGGATGATCGCATCGAAAACCTACGACTAGCCACACGGACGCAAAATTTGCATAACATTGAGGCGAAAGGCTGTTGCTGGACTAGGGGTAAGTGGAGAGCACAGATCCAGCATCAAGGTAAGACGACTTTTCTAGGATATTTTAAATGTGAGACAGCCGCCCACTTCGCGTATCTCAAGGCGAAGAAAAAATATGCTAAGGAGTTCGCTCCACATGTTGCCTAAATTCGTATCAAACCCTGATCCTAATATTTACCTAGAAGGTAAAGCCCTTGTCTTAGATTTGGAGACTACCAACATTGAAAAAGGAGATGCAAGATATGATAACAGAATAGTGTGTGCAGCCAGTAAATTGGGAGATGGTAAGATACAATACCATCCATCAGACAGCATACTAGAGACAGTATCTAAGGGTGACTATGATTTTATTGTTGCTCATAACGCTAAATTTGAGTTAAAGTATTTTATTAAAAATGGGATTAATGTCAGCAGCATTCTAATATATGACACGTTACTTAGTGAAAAGGTAATCCTCAGCAACAGAAATAAACCACTAGATTTAGGAAGTGTGAGTCTCAGATACGGTGGTACGGCTAAAGAATATTTAGTTGACTTACTAATGAAAGGTAAGGTATGCCCATCAGAGATGCCTGAGAGCTTACTGAGACGTCGAGTTATTAAAGACGTATATGATACAGAGTTTATATTTAAACGTCAGGTTGAGGCTCTGCGTAGCTCTGGTGCATTAAATGTGGCGTATACTAAGAATGTTTTCTGCCCAGTAGTAGCAGATATGGAAATGAATGGGATGTTTTTAGATAAAGATTTAGCTAAAACACTGTCTAGGGAAGATAATAGACAACTACTAGACATACTTGAGCAGTTAGATGAAATTTCTGGTGGCATTAACTGGAACTCACCTAAGCAAGTAAGTAAGTTCTTATATGAAGATGCTGGATTTGATATACCACAAGTACGTAGACAACCTCTACTTAATAAGAATGGATCTGGTAAGACGGATGCAACTACTCTGGCGTTATTGAAACCAAAAAATAAAAAGCAGCGGAATATACTTGATCTAATTAGTAGACACCATAAGACAGGTAAACGGGTAAGCACATATCACAATAAATTTGAGGAGTATATTGAAGGTAACGACTGTTTGATGTGGGGTAGTATTAACCAAGCAACGACTGCTACACAGCGGCTATCTAGTTCATCGCCTAAATAAGTTGGGCGATTAAAACAATGTGAATTCAGGGGAACTCCCTATGGGACAATCCTGAGCGAAGCTAATATCATATCTACCTTTGGAGGTACATAATGAAAGATGTAAAACGATTATATGAGAAAACACAACTAACACTTGAACAAATAGCTGAAGCTACTGGTAAGACATATGCACAGGTACACTATTACGTATCTAAGCATTACTCTAAAGCTGCACAGAAGACCAGAAAGGTAGCTAACTATAGGAATAGTAAGTTAGGGAATAAGAACCCTATGAAGGGTAAGACACGAGAACTACACCATAACTACATAGGTGAAGTATCTGATGGTAAAGGTTATATAATGACTTTAAAACCTGATTGGTACGAAGGTAGGAAGGGTTGTAAACATGTGTTTGTGCATCACATAGTAATGTGTGAGGCACTTGGTCTTAAATGTATACCTAAAGGTTGGCACGTTCATCATGTCAACAAAGATAGGACAAACAATAGTTTGACTAATCTTGCTTTATGTGTAGCTGGTGCTCATATGAAATTACATCAATTAGAACGTGCAACGACTAGCCGAAAGGCGTAGGGGAAAAGGACAGTACCCGAAGCGCATTGCACCTGTTGCGAAAGAGCAGGTGATGATATAGTCTGAACTGCATGGTAACATGCAGAGTACAGGGATAGACGTAACACAAAAGAACTTACAAAATATAGATAGAACGCTGAAGAAAGTAGTTACTGCTAGACATGATGGCTGGATGACAAGACAGAATGATTATGCTCAGATGGAATTTAGAATGGCAGCATTCTTAGCTCAGGATGAACAGGCATTAATTGATATTAACAATGGTGAGGATGTACACAGTAACACGGCTACTGTACTCTTTGATGAGTATGCTGGATTAGCATTAGATGATCCTAAAAGAGGTAAGCTCCGCACTGCTGCTAAAGCAGATACATTCAAACCCTTATTCGGAGGTGAGTCAGGTACACCTAAACAACGTAAGTACTATGAGTTCTTCCGTAGGAGATACGCAGGGATCTCAGCATGGCACAGAAAGTTGATGGCAGAAGCCGCTAGCACAGGTAAAGTAGTAGCAAGAACAGGGTTGATATTTCATTTCCCAAACACTACATATCAGCAGAACGGTAATGTCACAGGTCATACTAAGATTAAGAACTACAATGTACAGTACATGGCAACAGGTGAGACAGCAGTGATAGGCACGTTCATGTTATGGCATCAGATGAAGAGCCATAAACTAAAAAGTTTACTAGTGAATGAGGTACACGATAGCGTAGTAATAGAGCAGCACCCAGATGAGCATGATATATTAACAGAGCTTTCAGAAAAAGCTATGGTAACAGACACACTACAATATATGAGGGATCTTTATGGCATAGATATAAATTACCCAGTAGCTATAGACCAAGAGGTACATACTAACTGGGGTTACAATAGAGAATGTGCGTAGGCACTAAATTATTATACAACATGGTAAATATATGATACAGCAAGCAGTAGTAGAAGATCGTAACGAACGGACTGGTAGTGGTAAAGATGGTAAACCCTGGAAAGCTATTGGTTTAAAACTCAATGGTACATTCATTGGTGGGTTTACAGGCCCACGTATGCCAGACTTAGAGAAAGTTAATATTGGTGACACAGTAGAGTTTGAGTCTAAGACTAATGGTAAGTATGAGAATCTTACGATGGTAAAGATTATAGCGGCTGCTAAAGTACTGCCTTCTGGTAAGACTGAGGCTGCTGTACGTAAAGATATTGCTATTACAGTAGGTGCATCAATGCATGATGCTACACGTATTGTATGTGATATGATTACTCACGGTGCTATTGCTCTACCATCTCAAAAGAATAAGAGTTATGATGCTTACATGGGTTACGTTAAACAGGTGTGTACGGAGTTAGTTGTGTTTGCAGTTAACTTTGAACTACCAGAAGCGGAGGAAGAAGTTGATCCTCTTGCCCCTGTTGAATCATTAGATGATGATATTCCATTCTAGGATATGAAAACTCTTTTGATAGACGGTGACATAGTGGTTTACAGAGCATCTTTTGCTGCTCAGAAGCGTATCACTGAGGTAGAATTACCTAACGGTTCTATTCAAAAGTTTCTTAGTCGTGCTGAAGCCAAGGAGTGGCTTCAATCGACTCAGCATTCTTTAGATGATGTAGAGATGACATACTCTACTAGCTTAGAACCTGTTGGTGTAGCACTCAATGCAGCAGATGCTATTATTAAAAAGATTATTAAGGGTACAGGCGTATTAGATTATAAGTTATATATCGAAGGTGCAGGTAATTACAGAGATGATTTAGCGGTAACACATCCATACAAAGGTAATCGAAAACAAGAAGATAGACCTTATCATTTACAAAGTGTGCGCGATCATTTAATTAAACGCTGGAATGCAGAACTAGTCTTAGGCATAGAGACAGATGATAGACTAGGTATCATGCAAGACGACGAGGATACTTGTATTGTATCAATAGATAAAGATCTAAACATGATCAGAGGTTGGCACTATGACTTTGTAAAAGAAGATAAGTATTATGTACATCAACATGAGGGTGATAGGTGGTTTCTATCTCAGCTACTGACGGGTGACTCAACAGATAATATTATAGGACTGAAGGGTGTTGGAGTTAAGACAGCTGCAAAGATATTAGATAAGGTAGACCCTGAAGGGGACTGGGGTTTGTATTACAGAAAATGTCTCACCATAATTCTTAATAAATATAATGAGTTTTTTGGTGAAGATCAAGGTCTGGCTAGGCTAAAAGAAAATGCTAGTCTTTTATATATACTACAAGCTAATGGTGAATTTTGGAACTACGAGGATTACATATGACTGTAGAAAAAGCAATCAGTGGTATAACGTGTATTACGCTACGTGAGGAGACAGATGAGCGTAACTTAACAATGGTTCCAAAGTATACTGCAATTTTATATGGTCGAGTAATTGCTGTTGGAGATACGCCCCACAAGTTATACCTTTCGATTGATGGTGCTATAGCTAAGATTATTGAAGACTCAAGAAAAGAAATGCTAAAGTTATTAATGGGAGATAGCACTTGAATATAATTGGAATAGATCCTGGAATCACTGGCGCGATATCATTAATATCTAGTGATAGGGTAGCCCAAGTGTGGGATATGCCCACCGTTAAGATTGACAACAAGCTAAAGCTAGATCTATCAGAATTGAATGTACTGATGGGTATGGTATTTTTGATTACCCACTTACACCGTAAGGAGGATACAGTAGTATATATTGAGAAGGTTCATTCGATGCCAAACCAAGGGGTATCGTCTACATTTAAATTTGGTATGACTTATGGTGCTATTTGCCAAGCAGCAATTCATTATTTTCACAGCTACGTTGATGTTACGCCACAAAAGTGGAAGAAGAAAATGAACTTATTAAACTGTGAGAAGGACGCAGCAAGGCTATTAGCAATTGAATTATTACCTGAATTAGCAGATAAACTTAGCAGGAAAAAAGACCACGGTAGAGCAGATGCACTACTCATAGGATCATACGGACTATTGAATAGTGGTAAGCCATAGACACGCAAGTAACTAATCAAACAGGAAAAGAAAATGAAATACGAAGTTAAAAATAGATTCACAGGAATCGTTCAATTTACCACAGAGATCAATTGTGACGAAAGCGAAAGTGATCCTATTAAGCTCGGACTGGCGGTCAAGTGGGGATTAGAAAACAAATCTAATCTCAGTGGCGCTGACCTCCGTGGCGCTCATCTCTATGGCGCTAATCTCAGTGGCGCTGACCTCCGTGGCGCTGATCTCGATGGCGCTTATCTCTATGGCGCTAATCTCGGTGCCGCTGATCTCAGTCACGCTAATCTCCATGGCGCTCATCTCTATGGCGCTAATCTCGGTGGCGCTGATCTCAGTCACGCTAATCTCAGTGGCGCTGATCTCGTTTACGCTAATCTCGGTGACGCTAATCTCCATGGCGCTTATCTCTATGGCACTAATCTCGGTGGCGCTGATCTCAGTCACGCTAATCTCAGTGGCGCTAATCTCCGTGACGCTAATCTCGGTGACGCTAATCTCCGTGACGCTGACCTCCGTGGCGCTAGTCTCGGTGGCGCTGATCTCGTTTACGCTAATCTCATATCAGGCGGTCAACGCTCAGACGGTTACGAGTTTTACGGCCAGATAAAAGATGGTGAATTATGGATAAAAGCAGGTTGCCGCTACTTCTCCATCGATGAGGCAAGGCGGCACTGGAACGAAACCAGAAAAGATACAACGCTGGGTGATGAGACATTCTTACGATTAAACATGATCGAGAGTATAGCAAAAACACGCTTTGGGGATTTTTAACGAAGTTATGAAAGCAAATATATCAAACCAGATAATTGACGCGCTTGAAAAGTTAGCGGAAGGTATTAATCGCGCTAATCCTTATGCCGAGTTAACGACGCCAGATGAAGTACTTTCTCTGCTGAGTGGTGTGCTTTTATCTGACGAGGACGCATCAGAAATAGCTTTCAGGATGAAGTAATGCAAAAAGTAGAACTAACTAAACGCTTGAACTCCGGCAAACTCACACTTGAACAGCATACCGAGCGTGTCATCGAGGGTAGGCCGTACCGATTCGAATACTGCTTTATCAGCAAAGGCCGGTATCAAATATTATGTTGTGCGGCACATAAACATGAAGGATATTTGATTAAAGAATTTGAAACGATGCCAGAAACACTGGCATGGATTAACAACTACGAGGGTACAATATGAGTAAAACACCTGCAAATGATAAAATTATTGCTTGGTGGAGCGCGGGAGTAACTAGCGCAGTTGCAACTAAATTAGCCTTACAGGAGTTTGGTGATAAAGTTGTTCCCATGTATTTTAAAATTAAATCAGCCCATGAAGATAATATAAGATTTAAAAAACAGTGTGAAGATTGGTATGGTTGTGAGATACTAGAATTTTCTTCAGAAAAATATGCAGATCAATTTGACGTAATAGAAAAAACTGGATGGATAAATGGGCCAAGTGGTGCTAGATGTACTATTGAATTAAAGAAAAAAATTAGGTTAAATATTGAAAAAACTTATAAGTATAACGCGCAGGTATTTGGTTTTGAGTTTAGTAAAAAAGAAATAAACAGAGCTTTACGTTTTAAGGAGCAGTACCCTAAAGCATTACCTATATTTCCTTTAATTGAAAAAAGGTTAACAAAACCAGAGTGTTTATTCTATTTAGAAAATGCTGGTATTAAAAAACCAGTTATGTACTCATTAGGGTATAAAAACAATAACTGCATAGCTTGTGTTAAAGGTGGTGCAGGCTATTTTAATAAAATAAAAATTGATTTTCCAGATCATTTTGAAAGATTAGCAAAACTTGAAAGAAAAGTAGGGAGATCTTGCATTAAAGGTACTTTTTTAGATGAGCTTAAACCTAATCAAGGTCAGCTACAAAAAGAAGTTATACCGGATTGCGGTAATTTTTGTGACATAGAATTTGAAGATTTAACACACCCACAACTTGAATTTATTTTTGAATACCCCAATTTAATGAGAAATATTTAACATATGCTGGAGATTAATAAATGAGCAACAAAAAATTAGATGGCTATCAGTCTTTCATACACCAGAGTCGCTACGCTAGGTGGATGCCAGAGAAAGGCAGACGAGAAAATTGGAATGAAACAGTAAGTAGATATTTTAATTACTGGATAGATAAAGAGTTACTGACTACGAAGCAAGCTAAGGACTTACAGAAACAAGTAATAGACTTAGAAGTAATGCCATCAATGCGAGCACTAATGACTAGTGGTGAAGCATTAGATAGAGATAATGTAGCAGGATACAATTGTGCTTACTTACACATCAATAGGATACGAGCCTTTGATGAGTTAGCCTACATACTTTTATGTGGTACAGGTGTAGGCTACAGTGTAGAACGACAGTTTATTAGTAAGCTACCAGAAGTACCTACAGGTTTGTATGATACTGACACTACAATAGTAGTAGCTGATTCTAAAATTGGTTGGGCTAGAGCCATAAAAGAATTGATAGCCATGCTATACTCAGGACATATACCTAAGTGGGATCTTAGTAAGGTACGTGCTAAGGGTTCTAGGCTCAAGACATTTGGTGGTAGGGCTAGTGGCCCAGAGCCACTTGATATGTTGATGAAGCAGATTGTAAGTGTATTCGAGAGGGCTTCTAAAGACACTGAAGAGGGTCGTAATTTAACTAGTATTGAATGCCATGACATATGTTGTTACATAGCTGACGCCGTTGTAGTTGGCGGTGTACGCAGATCAGCTATGATTAGTCTCAGCAACTTAACAGATCAACGCATGGCAACAGCCAAGCACGGTAAGTTCTACAACCTAGATCCTCAACGGACACTAGCAAACAACAGCGTGGCTTTTACTGAGAAGCCAGATACGTCAATCTTTATGAAATTTTGGGTGGATTTATATGAGTCAAAGTCAGGAGAACGTGGTATCTTTTACAGAGGCGCAGCAGATAGGCAAGCTGCAAGGACTGGTAGACGAGAACCTTACCCTCATTTCGGAACTAACCCGTGCAGTGAAATTATCCTTAGAGACAGGCAGTTCTGCAACTTGTCTGAAGTTGTCATTCGACCTGAAGATACTCTCGACGAGCTTAGAGGAAAAGTTGAGGCTGCTACAATCCTTGGCACTCTCCAAAGCACACTCACCAATTTCAGATACTTGTCAAAAGAGTGGAGAATAAACTGTGAAGAAGAACGACTCTTAGGTGTGAGCCTTACAGGTATCATGGATCACCCACTGCTAAATGGTAGGAATTCATTTACTAATAAATTAGGTTCTGCTCTTGAAGAGTTAAAGCAAGTAGCTATTGATACTAATAAAGTATGGGCTAAGAAGTTAGGTATCAATCAGTCAGTATCTATAACTTGCGTTGAGGAATTTAGCGCCCTAGCAGCGTAAGCTGTGAAGGATAATTCGGTGAACTGCTGGAAACCTAAGTCATTTGATAAGGCAATCAGCATCCAAGCCTCTACGGAGGAAGGTTCAGAGACTATTCGTGAAGACGAAGTACGCTCCAAGTGGAGTGGAAGTGCCGAACATCCTTAGGGATGAAGATATAGTCCGATCTTGCGGGAAACCGTAAGCAGCTAAGAGGTAAGAAATGTTAGTAAAACACACTACTACCGCCTTAAGCGGTCATTAGGTAACGACTAATGATGAACAATTGTAAGCCCAGTGGTACAGTATCACAGTTAGTAGACTCTAGTTCAGGCATACACGCTGCGCCAGCTGAGTACTACATACGTACTGTACGTAATTCGTTACAAGATCCTATCACTCAGTTCCTAAAGGATCAGGGAGTACCTAATGAACCTGACATTAATTCTGGAGACACTGTTGTGTTTAGTTTTCCTAAGAAGTCTGCTGAAGTAGCAATAACTAAGGGAACTATGTCAGCAATAGAACAGCTAGAGTTATGGCTGCTGTATCAGAATCATTGGTGTGAGCATAAGCCTTCCTGTACTATCACAGTGCGGGAGACAGAGTGGATGGATGTTGGTGCATGGGTGTTCAGGCACTTTGAAGAAGTGTCAGGCATAAGCTTCCTACCGTATGATGACCATGTCTATAAGCAAGCACCTGAACAACAGATAACTAAAGAGGAGTATGATTCTATGGAGAAAGTAGAAGTAGACTGGTCTGCCTTTGTAGGCTACGAGGTTGAAGATAACACTACCGGATCACAGGAATATGCCTGTGGTGGTGCTATATCGTGTGATATAGTATAATGAAAAATATGACAACTGAATTAGATTACAGTAACTAAACAGATGAGAGATTGTTTAATGAAAGACATACACTTATATATTATAGGACATGCTAGGCATGGTAAGGATACCGTAGGTAAAATATTGAGTAGAGATTACAAACTAGACCCATGTGATAGTTCATGGTTTATGGCTGAAATGACTGTTTTCCCAGCCTTAAAGCATAAGTATGGCTATAATACTGTCCTAGATTGCTACACAGACAGGTTCAATCACAGGAGAGAATGGTTTAAATTAATAGAAGATGCTAACCCATTTGGGTATGAAATTTCAGTTGAACTGTTTAAGAAACATAGGGTGTACACAGGTATGCGTAGTGCTAGGGAGCTTAATGCAGTGAGGGAACACCCTGATCTTAATCCTTTTGTAGTGTGGGTAGACGCTTCAAGGCGTCTGCCTCCTGAGAGTCCTGAGAGCATGACTGTTAGTAAATTAGATGCTGACTACATCATAGATAACAATGGTGAACCATCGCTCTTACATCCACAGATAGCCACACTTATGAGTGTAGTTCTGCCACAGTTCGCGTGTGAATTAAAACGTAAAAGTGTACCAAATATGGTAGGAGAAGTGTAATGAATAGTGCAAGAGCGGGAACAATGCAAGGTACTGAAAACTCTGGACAATGCGAAGGTGAAGCACAGCGTTTCGGGTTTAAAGATGTAATGCATGCTATCGAAGAGCTACGAATAACACACCAAAAGTTCGTAGTACTTATAGAGGATATGAATAGTGTGGAAAATGATAGTGTGGAAATTGCAGAAACAAGTACTGCGGTATCATACTATACTGGCCCGACAGCTTTCGTAGACTTCTATGGTAAGGCATTAGCTGAACTGCGTGAAGTAAACAAGCTTCTGAATGATCGTTTGGATCATATACGAGTAATGGTGTTGTAGTAAGGTTACGGGATGCACGTGATTCTGTAGATGCTATCGAAGCTATGTTTGCCAAGGTTCGTGCAAGTAATAACATGACGCCTCTGAGCAGTGAGGATTAGGTGAGAAATGATAATGGGATCTAGGTTTATTGGGTGGAGTGTGCGCCGAGTCGACAGGAAAAGCATAATTAGCACACTTTTCGACTTTAATGAATGATTTTCGACCTCAGCTAATGACGTGATTAAACTACGCAGACTGTGCTGCAGAGATGATACACAGAAAAGTTAAGAAAGGACTGTGTTCATGTATTGTGAACACAGTATAAATATGAACTTGTGGATAAGATCGGCCAAAAGATCGGCCAAATTGGTAGTAATACTACCGAACCGCTTAAATTTTTAAACCGAGAGAGTGATAAATGAAGCTAAGTCGAGAAGCAACTGAGATAGTCTTAGAATTAATAGAGGATTATACAGATTTGGTTGCAGTAATGACCAAAAAATCAGCCTACATAGAAAATACTTACCAAGAGTTAGTAGCCTTAAAACTTAAGCAGCCTACAGGTGAGGCTGTATTCTATAATGCAGATGACAGTTCACAGTGGAAGAAAACTAAAGGGGTAATTGAATGAAAGATTTGAAGATTAAAGCAGAGATTAGAATGGGTTCTGATTATTCATTGACCCTTAGCGGCGAGTCGATGAATGAACTCGTGGATAAAATTATTGAGTGGCAGTCATGGGAGAACCAGAGGCATGACTTATGGAGGAAAGCGGGAACGCTTGAGGAGCATAGGGATAGTCAATGGTACTACCACCCTCAGAAGGGGTAAGCGTGATGAGAAAATACGAAATTGTAGGCGGCAGAGTCAAAGCACTAAGAGACTTTAGCGACGTTTTAAAGGGCGGCGTTGGCGGATATGTTGAAGGCGAACATAACTTGTCACATGAGGGCGATTGCTGGATTTATGGAAATGCTGAGGTGCTTGTTGAGGCTATGAAAGAGGATAATCAAATAATAGAAATAGCTGTAAGCGATGAGTTAAGATTGAAACTAATTAAGTCTTGGCTCAACAATAGTCTTACGCCGGAGTCTGCCTCAGTTTACGAAAGTACAGGAGACATGGAGCAAGCCGTCTTCAATGAGGCTGTTATAGATATTTTGAAAGAGCAGATGGAAAAATCTACATGAACCTAATAGAAATTTATGACCACTGGAGAAGAAACTATGGATCAGCTGAAGAGATCTTTCGAAACCCTAGGGGAATTACTAGAGGATTGCGTAGGAGCTATGCCTATTCTAAATTTATGCGAGCGTATAAACGAACAGCCAAAAGTAATGGAGAGTATCATTGTTACCATTGTCGGGATGATAAGGACTTGCATGGTCATCATCTTATTAGTGTTTCTGTGGATAGCAGCATGGCTCTTGTCGATGCTAATATTGTTCTTGCTTGCCGTGACTGCCACTTTCACATATGTCATAACAGCAACTGGAAACATCAGCTTGATCCGGCAATTGTATTTGAAGTGTCGAACTTACTTAACGAAAACACATACCACCCTATAGAGGTTAATTAATGCGCCACCTAGTAATTCCTGATACTCAAATAAGACCGGAGGTATGTCTTAATCACCTGAATGCTTTAGGTAATTATATTGTAGATAAACAGTTCGAGAAGATAATTATGCTAGGTGATTGGGCAGATATGCACAGTCTATCTTCTTACGATAAAGGTACTAAGAATGCTGAGGGGGCTAGGGTATATGAGGATATACATGCGGCTAAGGAAGGTATGCACACACTGATGGAACCTATTTATCTATACAACGATAAACAAACTAGAGACAAGAAGCGTAGATATAAACCTGAGTTACATTTACTATACGGTAACCATGAAATTAGGATAGATAGGCATATTAATGCTAACCCTATTTTGGATGGTACATTATCTAAGGACTTATTTGAACATGAGATGCATGGTTGGGAGACACATGAGTTTTTAGATGTATTAGAGTTGGATGGTATACTCTACTCGCACTTCTTTCCACGCAACACGCATGGTAAGGTCATGCAAAGCAGGGCAGGTGCGCCATCAGCGTCTGCACAAGTTAAACGAGAGATGCAGTCTGCAACATCTGGACATACTCAGGGATTAGATTGGCACGTACAGCAGACAGGTACACGTAGGTACTACGGTCTGATTGCAGGTAGTTTCTATATGCATGAAGAAGGTTATCTAACGCCGCAAGGCACAGAGTATTGGAGGGGAGTTGTGGTGAAGAACGAAGTTAACAATGGGAGCTATGATATTATGACAATATCAATAGATTATTTATTAAACAATTACTGGGATGGAGTAAACAGATATGCTTAAATATTCGCTAATATCCGTATTAATTATGTGGGCTAATCCTGAAGGTGATGAGATACAGTTTATGCCTAGAGTAAGTTTACCTACACACACCAAGGCTGCTTGCTTAGAGAAGAAAGCTGAGGTGGAAGAGTATATGAGAGACGTATACCACAGCCCTAACTTTGCAGGACACTTATTGAAATGTGTACAGATTAACAGGATAAGAATTGAACCTGAAGGTAAGGCTATATAACAAATAAAGGGGAGCCACTATCGGCTCCCCTATTTTTACTAGTTATTCCCCACTAAAGGCAGCTGAAGCTGCCTCACCTCCTTTCATTGCGCTAAGAAGCAGTATTGCTCGCCTAGCTACGTCTGAAGATTGTTTATCTAACTGCTTTTCTGCGCTCTTTAACCCAGCAATTATTTCATCTCTACTTTTTCCACGTTGAAACAAGACATCAACTAGTTTACGTGCTTTTTTCTTAGGATCACCTTCAACCATCTCAGTTATTTTACTTGAAGTTCTTACCCAAAGCCTACTATCTTGCCGCACACCACCTACAACTTGTGGCGCATCACTAGCATCATTAGCATCTATAGTTTTACTAGCACCAGATTTTGTTTTACTACTAACCATATCCGCAGTATCTTTGTATAATTTCTCCCTATACATGGCTTTAGTAAAGCCCTCAATCTTAGGCTGAGTTTCAAGTACAGCGTCTAACATATCCTTTATGCCATCTTCTTTCTGTAGTTTTTCCCACACATTAGTACTTGAATTAGCTGCTTTATCTCTTAAAGCAGTTGCCACGCCTTGTTTGTATAAAGAAACTTCAGTTGGGGTCATTCCACGCATTAAATTTTTAACTTTTTCAGCATTATTTCCTGTCTTAAAAATCTCCATACCAGCATCCATAGCCTCTTCTTCTGACCTACCACCAGACCATATAGCCCTAGCTTTAGTATAATCTTGGTTATCAACCTCATTTAAAGCTGATTTTTTTAAGATTGTTAAAACCCTAGCTTTGTTATCACCACCAGACTTTTTAGCTTTAGATATCAACTCATCTATACCTCTTTTCATCCAATCAAACTGTTCTAAAGTTAGCGCATCTAAATCAGGGGTTTTAGGTAAAACTACGCCTGTCTCATCTTTAGCCAGAGATATGCCTTCTCGCCAACCTTTCATTACTGATGGTCTTAGTTTACCTGCAGAATCAACTAAATTTTCTTTCAGTTTAAGGCTAGGTGTCCAATCTGCTGCATATGCACGTTTATAGTACACAGAAGATGCTGCTTTAAATTCATCCATTACCGCTTGTTGTTTTACCTCAAAGTTTTTAGGGTTTTTTAAGTTGTTTTTAATTGCTTGAACAACCCTGGATGATGTTTTAGACTGCCTAAGTGCAGTTTTTTTCTGCACATCCCCTACAAGGTCACCGCCTCTAGCTAAACCCGCAGCTGCTCTAGCTTTAATTAGTGGTGTAGGGATGTCTGCTATTACACTATCATCTCCTAAATCTTTTAACTTTTGATTGACTTTACTTAAATCTAACTCAGAGTTTTTTATATCTTCCACGATGTCTTTATAAGCTTGCTGAGTCCTTGCTGTGTCAGAGAATCTCTGCCTACCTGCTCTCCACAAGCCCCTAACCCCAGCAGAAGCCGCATCAAATAAGCCCATTGTTACTAAACCCATACCAGCACCAAGACCAGCATCAACAGCTGTTTCTGTAGACATTAATTTGTCCGAATCAGAGCTACCTGCACCAGCAACCGCACCCATTCCTGTGCCTAAGCCATACAAAGCAAGTTTTGATCCAGCCGCACGGGCTGCTCCAACACCTCCAGTAGCTAATCCTCCAGCTAATTCAGCAGCAAGTGCTGTATTAGGGTTTCGCTCAGAAAACGCTGCTGCATCTCCTCGCCATCTATCCCTTTCAGTTGTATAAGCATCCTCATAACCCTCACCAGAAAGATAACTAGTAGCACCTTTAGCAGCACCTGCAATTTCATCCGCAGTATTAAGTGATGCACCTTGCAGCAGTGGATCTATTAAACCACCCCTTTCGCCAGTAGGCTCACCAAAACCTCCACTCATAGTAGTTCCTGCTTCTGGCGCATCTAATCCTAAAGCACTTCCTACTTTTCGAGCAGTTTGTGTCAGCATATTTGGAGTAACAGCACTGCCAGAAGTGGTTTTGCCCGAAAAATACGCATCTAAAAGTTCCCCAATTTGCTCTGGAGTAGTTCCGTCATCAAAATCAAACCATTCACCCCTAGATTTAACTCTCATTTTGGCATGACCTTAAATGTAATGCCATTAATAGTATGTTCCACACCAACTGTACCTTCCTCCTGAGTATTAGTAGGATTAGCATCACTCGTCGTAGGGCTATCTGAGTTTTCACCTAGTTTCATGTTCTGCCACTTACGGATTCTAGCTAAAGTCGCTGTATCATTCTCAACTTCAGCGGCAATTTTAGCGTCTTCAATTTGTTGCTCCATAACTTGTAGCATATTATTTAGTATCGCCTCATTAGATTTGTTTGATTTACCTAACCCTGCTGATATGTCTGCTAATCTATCACCCTCTCCCGCAGTAAATGCCGCACCAAAAGTATCTTTTAATCTACCCAACACCGCTTCAGCTAAAAGATTTTTAAGCTCTCCCGTTTTTGCATCTTCAATACCAAAAAACTGTTTTGCCAGAGTTATTTGTTCAGTTACACCACTGGTGTTTACTTTTTTCAGTAATTCTAAAGTCCTTTTTACACCCGACAAACCTTTTGCAGCCCTAAGACCTGTATTTATAGCTGCTTCAGCCCTTTTAGCTGCTGGCCCTTTTCTTGGTATTAAAAGAGAATAATCTTTAGCCCCACTCGCTAAGAAATTATTAACGGATTCTCCACTGTAAAGGTCGGGATCAATGGTAGACAGCATATTCTTGAGATAATCACTACCTTGAGTATTAAATTTTTCACGTTCAAGGTCAAGTTTATCTTGCTCTAATTGAATCTTTGTAGCATCCTGATCTTTATTATAAGCTAGTTCTTCTGCGGCTTGTTCAGCCACACGTTTTTGATTTGCAATAGTATTTTCTAATTGTTCTCTAGTTAGATTAAATTGCTTATCGGCTCTATCAGAAGTAACACCAAACTGCCGTTGCTGTTCAGCAAACTGTGCTTGCTTAAGTTCTTCTTCTTTCTTGGCTGCTTTTGCTGCTAAGAACCCCTGCATAGGAGATTGCTTTCTATCAGGCATAGCTGCGCTCTGGGCTGCTCTTGCGAGCAATCCTTCACTTACATCGAATCCCTGCATTGCTGGAAATTGTGGCATTAATAATTACCTATTAAGAAAGTTATGTTTTTTGGAGTTGAGGATGGTCTGAGTTAGGTATAAATCTATCACTTACAACTGAATTTGGGGCTGCGGTAGTAGGTTGACCGGGTGCAGTACCTTGTTGTGTGGAAATATACACTGGAGTAGGTTGGTGTGTAGTATTACCAAACGTACCTAAACTACCTAAGCCTTGTGCCAAGTCATTTAAAAGCGCATTGTTAGCAGCTGCATTAGATGACGTACTTGCATTCTGTCCCTGTACTCCAGCTAAACTTAAGTTAGCTAATGTATTAGCAGCACCAGTTAATAAGTTAGCACGAGTTCCTGCGGCACTTACTCTTAGGTTACCTAAATTAGCACCTAAATTATTATACAAACCACCTGCTTGCTGCCCTGCATTACCATATAAATTAGCAGCCTGACCACCTGCATTACCATACAACTGAGCTAGAGTAGCAGAACCTTGTGCGCCTCTGTTTGCCATAGCACCCAGTTGATCATATCTTTTATCGAAGTAAGTACCTGCTAATCCTTGGTTGTAATCCGCCAACTCTCTAGCAGATTGACCAGACAACTGCCTACCTACAGCAGAGTTCTCTACACCACGCTGACCCCATTCTTGTCTAAACTTAAATCCCGGAGTGTCTTCTATAATAGAAGGATCAAATTCATTGATCTTACCTGAACTATCTTTAATGCCAAGCATCCTAGCCTGTTCATCAGAAGCAAAGCCGCCCTGTTGAATGAGAGGTGCTAAAGTACTTTTAGCTTTACCCATAAACTTATCAATTGCTTTAGCCCCTAATCCAGCACCTTTCCAAATTTCACCTACACCTTCAGTAGTGTACTGGATTAAATCAGCCGCAGCTGAGTGTTCTCCCTGCTGTACAAGACTATCAGCTTCTGCCCTAGCATCTTCTATTAACTGATCTGCGCCTTCTATCATCTCTTGCAAAAGACCTACATTAGACTCATTAGCACCCTTAGTGTTCTCACTTTGCATCCAAGACAGAATCCCAACGCCAAACATATCTAAGGCAGATTCAAACCAGTTCTGGGGTTTCTGAGTAGAAACTAATTCATTTAGTAGTTTCTGTATATCAACAGCCATATTATTTTCCTATGGTAAATTTGTTTCAACATATGCTTGGAATCTTTCTAGCCATCTTAGTAGCTCACCAAGTTCTTCTGCGGTAAGTTCTATATTACCTGTCTCTGGGTTAATGGTAGGTAACATCTTTGGTGGTTTGTCAAAAGGATCTGCCATTATTCTAAGCCTCCTCCAAATACTCTCCAACGATAGTCGTCCATTACTCTAACTTTAAATACCATATTAAATCCTGATCCTAACCTCGCCCACCATGCTCTTCTCTCATACTCTCCAGCCTCACCTAAGTCCCTCTGAAGCCAGTTACCAAAAGATTTACCACCGTCCCTCGATACCTGCAACATAATGTTAGGCGTCACTGTAGGGTCATGGTCACCTACCTGCATGTCTATCCACAATCTTGCTATACCTATACGTTCATTAGTATCATGGAATACTTGTGTAGTAAACTCTCTTACTTGTAAAGCATCACCCTGTTTAGTAGTAGTACCATCTAAGTACCATAGGTCACCGTTACGATCACCAAAGATATTCTTATCATCAAAGTAGATAAACATAGTTGCAGGATGTCTATCAAAGGAACTATCAGACGTATCAAACACAGTCCATTCAAACCAACCTGTTTCAATGTCTAGTACAAAAGTCCTTCTTGTCCTAGGAAATGTAATAACGTACCACTCCCTACGCTCGTATGACACAGCCATAGCATATGCTTCATCTAAGTCATCAAAGCTAGACCACAGGGTTTCAAACCCCGGAGTTGATACAGGTTCAGGTACGTAACCCTTACTTCTCCACACACCTATGCCACCATTAGCTGATGTACCTAAGAAGTATGTAGTGTTACCTAACTGTGCCTGTGTTCTACCTCGTATGCCGTATAACATACGTCCCTGATAGTTAGGTGTGAACGGAAAGGTAGCACCTGTATTATCATACGCCTGTGCAGTTGACTCACCAAACAACCATAGTACTCTATCAGATGCAATCTCTTTTAATAAGTCAGGTTTCTCCTGAGCGTTAGCAAACTGTAATGCATTCCATGTTAAGCCATCAAAGCTATCTGATATATAGAAGTTACCTGTGTCAGGTTCAAATGAAATAAAGAACCCTTCATGGAAGATAACCCTAGTGGGTGGATTAGTAAAAGGCATAGTAACTTTAGCAAAGCTAGTACCATCGTAACGCCACATAGCGTTACCATCTGCAAGCATAACTTCAATACCATTCTCAGCCACACTTACATGACCCACCTCTGTATCTAAGCTGCCCACTTGAGCTAGAGCACCACCCATACCTACAGTAAACACAGCATTACCTGATACTATTACTGAGTTACCGTACTTACTGAACCTACTTCCTCCCCTTATTTCCCCTTTACCTAGTGAAGCATATTTAGTCCATCCCGGAGTATCACTCCACATCTGCTCATTTTTCATTAAAGGACTAGCTATCCTATACATATTGATAGCAGTCTGCGAAGCACCCTGTATTGCAGGATGTCCTTCAGGGTTGAATATTAGTTTCTGTGCTTGCATTACCTAAGTCTTTTTAATATTGTTAATAGTATCTCATTGACTTCTGCGTCTAAAAGTTTATTTGTTGTAGGGTTTAAGAAAGTATCAGAAGCTACTTCTATCTCTGCTTGAGCATCTTTTTGATTCTGTTTTCTAGCGGCTTTAGCATTCTGTGTTGCTGTATAGTCAGGATCATCTTGTATTCTACCCAAGTTATCTACCATTTTATCAGGGCCATACTGCCCCTTTAAAACTATGTTATCCTGTATAAGGCTATCTGTCTTAGGATCTTTACCTGTGTATGTATCACTATCTTTGTCATATTTAGCATGACCAGATTGTAAAAACTTACCTGTTGTATTATCAAATATTGAAATTATCATTATGGATTATCCCTCCCGTGATCTATAGCACCCTTAGATTTTACGTTAAGTGAAGTTGTAGTTGCATCAGTACGGACTGAGTAATCTATCTGACTACTAGCGTTAACTGGTACTTCAAAAACAGCTGATATTTCATCCATATTTGCTGTGTCTGGATTTATAACTAACGAATCCGAATCTGCTGTAAAATCTGCGTGACGAAGTTTAATACCTTGATTATTACCTGTACCAGCAGTTACATTAAGACTAGAAGAAACAATAGCAGTACTGTTGGGTGGTACTGATAAAGTGCCTGTTTCATAAACACCGTTAGCAACACTACTGTCATTTATGTCTGTAACACTAGTATCAAATTGAAATTTATTTCCAAGCTGAAACCCACTATCCATATTACTAGATGCTTCTGTCATCCAATAACCTATTCGCCTATACTTATCCCAGCCTGTAGGTAGCGTAGGACTAGCTGCACTAGCACTACCTATAACATCTGTTCTATTGGTAGATGTCTCATGTATTAAATAGATGTAGTACTGTGTACTTACTTGTAAACCTGTGCCATCATCTCCACCATTGTTTGTACCATACGCCCAAGGCGCATCAAAAGCTTTAGTAATACCAGTTGCAAGTATTAAGTCATGCGTATAGTCATGGTTCTTAACAGCACCTGCACTTATATCTAAATCATGTTCAGCATCTGTTGCGTTGTTACTTATAATTAAACCTACAGGTTTGTAGGGTGCTGGAAATAACACATCATACAATTCAGTTGCAGTGATGTTATCGAAACATACATCATAAGCTGAACCGCTTGCGTTACCTATTAAGTTAATTCTGTAGAATGCTGCTGTAGCTGGAGCATCAGAAGTTAAATTAGTGAACGCAGTCCAATCAGTCGGTGTAGCGGCATCATCACCGTTATATATAGTAGTAGTACTAACAGCTGCCTGTGCTTCATCAGCCCACAGTATCTGAACTTTAGGTTCAGCAGCAGCATTACTAGCTTTAAGTGCAAACGATACTGCTAGTCGTTTATCTTCTGTGATAGGGTAGTAGTCAGTGATTAATGAATCAGCTGAACCACTTGTCCCTGTAAACTTAAGGTAAGTACTACCGTGATGTGCACCACTTGATTCAAGAGATATGACAGTACCAGAATCTGTTTCATTCCAATAGTCAGGTACTCCATCTGAATCACTGTCTGCTTCAAACGAACCATTTAACGGAGCGTTACTACCTGTAGATACTACAGTAGTACCTTCCTCTGAACCAAAGTGATCTATAGTATCCTGAGTAGAGTACGTTCCATCTGTATTCTTTTCAATCAACACAAAGTATAGACCCTTAAAATATAGAGGCCCATTCTCAGGTCTTCCTGAAGAGTCTAAGTCAATAGTGCTTCCAGCAGATGTAGTCTCTGCTGCGTCTAAGTACGCTACTTTAGGTGTTACCGCACCGCCAACTTCATATAACTTAATACGCCCATTGGCTAGTATCTCGT